AGCGATGTCGAATATGGCCCTAAGCACTTACAGCGAACTACAGACGACCATAGCTAATTATCTCTCACGAGATGATCTTACTTCCGCGATCCCCGACTTCATCCAACTCGCAGAGATTCGACTCCGTCGAGATTTACGCTTGCGCCAAATGCTTACGCAAGCATCGGTCACGGCGACTGGTGGAGTTGCGACAATTAGCCTCCCTAGCGACTTCCTGCAGGCAAGGGATGTGTACGTTGACTCTGACCCCGACTTCCCTATTACGTTCGCAACGCCGAGCATCTTTATTCGGAACGGTAGGACGAACGAAAGTGGTGTACCGGCTTTTTATACCATCCTCGGGTCTACGATTCAGCTTGCCCCAATTCCTGACAGCACTTACACAATCAAGATTCTCTACTACGCCGCCCCTGCGTTTTTATCTACAGCAGCCCCGACAAATCTCTGGCTTACGACCTGTCCGGACGCACTTCTCTACGCGTCACTAGGCGAAGCAGAACCTTACCTGATGAACGATCCCAGGCTACAGACCTGGGGTGCGCTTTATGATCGTGCGATCTTCTCGCTAACAAAGTCTGATGAGGAAAGTCAGTATTCAGGTGTGCCGCTAACCATGACGGTTGCCAAGCGATGAGAATTAACTTTGGCGAGTGGCTACCGGATCAACCTGGGGTTGCTGGTGCGCTTGTAGACGCTAAGAACGTCATTCCTCAGCAAGTTGGATATGGGCCTATCTCATCTCCGTCTGAGTGGTCGAATGCCGCTTCTGAGGTCTTGAATGCGGTTGTTGCTGCTGCTGCGCCTAGTGAGGCGGTGACTGTTTTTGCCGGTGGTGATACTAAGTTATTCAAGCTAGGCACAAACTTAAACCTTACAGACGTTTCTAAGTCTGGAGGATATACAACGCCTTCAGACCAGAAGTGGCGTTTTACCCAGTTTGGTAATCGAGTGATAGCTGCCAACGGGGGCGATAGGCTTCAGGGTTACCTCATGGGAACGTCTACTCTGTTTGCAGACCTTGGTGCTGCTGCGCCTAAGTCAAGGTATGTCACAACGGTAAGGGACTTTGTTGTCGCAGGCTTTAACAACGGGTCAACGATCTACCCTAATCGCGTGGAATGGTGCGCTTTAGGAGATGAGACTGATTGGACACCATCTGCCACGACTCAATCTGACTACCAAGACATCCCTGATGGTGGGCATGTAAAAGGCCTAACTGGTGGTGAGTATGGTATTGTGTTCATGGATCGAGCAGTGGTGCGGATGTCATACGTTGGGAGTCCGCTCGTTTTTCAGTTCGATACCATTTCACGGGGTCTTGGCTGTCTTGAGCCGAACTCGATCATCCAGTACGGCGGGTCGAGTTTCTTTTTGTCTGACGACGGGTTTTACGTCACTAACGGGCAAGAAGTTAAGTCGATCTCTGTCGAAAAAGTTGATCGGTGGTTCTTCTCGCAGGTTGATATTTCTCAACTCGCAACGATGTCGGCTGCTGTAGATCCTCTTAAGAACCTTGTGATATGGGCATTCAAGACTGTTAACCAAACGACAGCTCTTTTAATTTACAACTTCAACTTGTCTAAGTGGTCTTATGCGATTGCCAACGTAGATACGATTGCTTCTTCGACTGCCATCACGACAACCTCTTCGTCCGGTCTTACCTTAGAGCAATTAGACGTATACGGCAGCTTAGACGCGCTTCCAGCAAGCCTAGACTCATTTGGGTACACGGTTACATCTAACTTACTGACAGGTACGTTAGGCGAAAAGATTGTCGCCTTCTCTGGCTCTGCTTTGACAGCAAACATTGTCACGCCTGATTTAGCCTTAAACGACATGCCTTCAGTGATGACGCTTATTAGGCCTGTTGTTGAGGGTGGTTCGTGTTCCGTACAGGTGAACTCTAGGCGCAGGCTTAACCAACAGACCGACTTTACTGGTGAGACCTATTCAGCCAACACCGATAACCGTATCGGTTTGCGTTCGGCGGGAACCTATCATCGAGTGAAAGCCATACCTACAGGGGTCTGGTCTGCCGCTGTAGGTTTAGATGTAACGCTAACCCCGCAGGGTATGCGATGATCTTCAGGACGCTGCCTCCCTTTGGTGGCGACCAAAGAGCCGTTGCTGAAATTGTCCGTGGCATCATGGACGGCAAGACGAACAACACCGGAACGGTAACGCTTAACACAGGCAACGCCACCACAACCACGATCACAGACGCGAGAATAGGGGTAGAAAGCAAGATCATCCTTGTCCCCTACTCTGCTGCTGCTTATGCCGATTCGATCCCGTATGGCTCGTTTTACGACCTCAACGACCAATCTGCTGCAAACACGACAACAGCATACGCAATCACGTTTTCTAACACCGATTTAACGAACAACGTCTATCTATCTAACTCAAGCAGGATTAACGTGAGGGCGGCAGGTAAGTACAACTTCCAATTCTCGATTCAGTTTGCTAACGATGACTCGCAGATCCAGGATGTCGATGTATGGGTTAGGAAGAACGGGACTGATATTGCTAGTTCAAACTCAAGATTCTCGATTGACTCTAAGCATGGGTCGGTAAAAGGCCATGTTATTGCTGCGCTTAATCTTTTTGTAGACCTTGCGGCTAATGATTACATTGAGTTGATGTGGGCTACGAGTTCAACACTTGTCATCATCGAGCATATCGCCACTCAATCGAGCCCTACGCGTCCTGCGACTCCTTCTGTGATTGCCACGATGCAGTTTGTTGGGGGGTTTTCTAACGGTGGCGTTTACGTTTCTAGCGTGACGAACGGGTCTGCGACGATTACTCATTTCCCAAATGCGACCTCCGATAAGACCTATGGGTATGTGGTGGTGGGATGAATGCAAGATATATCAAGCCAGACGAACTTAGGAAAATTTGGCCGTTTATTAGGTCGGGTCTGGAAACCATCCTTAAGAAAAGTCCGGAGCAGTGGATACCGGAGGATATTTACGCAGACTGCTTTGCGGGACGATCACTTCTTTGGATGTACTTTGAGGACAGTTATCCTTGCGGGTTTGTTGTTCTTCAGCCTATCAGCGATAATTTGCATATTTGGTGCGCTTATGGCAAGGGAGATTTTGATGCAGGCATGGATCATGTTCTCTTGGTTGCGAGAGAAGGTGGCGCAAGGACTATCAGCTTTGACTCGTGGCGTAAAGGCTGGGATCGCAAAGCTAAAGCGTTAGGTTTTCGACCCCGCAAGTGGGTAAGAGAGGTTTGATATGTCAGGTGGTTCAACAAACACAGTAACCAGGACAGAACTTGATCCTGCCATGCGGCCTTATGTCCAGTACGGACTAAGCGAAGCGCAGCGTCTTTACTCAGGTGGTGGGCCTGAGTTCTATCAGGGTCAAACCTATGTAGGCCCAAGCCAACAGACGCAAGCTGCTCTGTCTGCGATGCAAAACAGGGCCATGCAAGGAAATATCCTTACTCCGCAAGCCCAGCAGTTAGCCTCGCAGACGCTCACGGGTAACTTCCTTGGTGCTAACCCTTACATGCAGGCAGCACTAAAGCCTGGGTTTGATGCGGCTACAACGGCCTATCAAGACGCAATTAATCAAATGCGGTCTAGGGCTTCTGCCGCAGGTCGCTACGGGACTAACGAAGCCCTTATGAGCCAAGAGCAACGAGCACAAGGTGCGCTCGCAAATGCGATGGCAGCACAAGCAGGTCAGCTTGGTTATCAGAGTTACGAGGCTGAGAGGGGTAGACAACAACAAGCCCTTGGTATTGCTCCAGGCTTGGCCGCACAAGATTACGCAGATATTGGACAGCTTGCACAGGTCGGTCAGGCTACAGAGGGTTACCAACAAGCGGCCCTAGCTGATGCTATTCAGAGATTCAACTTCCAACAGCAGCAACCATACTCCAACCTACAGTCCTTCTTGTCTGCTGCTTACGGTGCGCCTATGGGACAGCAAACTATCCAACCGACTTACTCTAACCCGCTTGCTGGCGCGTTAGGTGGTGCTCTTGTTGGGTCTAAGCTAGGTGCTTCGGTTACTCCGTTGGGGCCTGTTGCTGGCGCAGCGTTAGGCGGTCTTGCCGGACTGTTTGGGAGGTAATCATGTCTACTAGCAACTTCCTTGGTGGTTTATTTGGGCAGATGCCTTCTTACATTGGTGGCTTACTAAGCCCTGAAGAACAAGAGAAGCTCAAACAAGAAGCGCAAAACCAAGGGGTGCTAAACCTTGGTCTTAGTCTGTTGGCGGGGTCAGGAAGAAGCCCTGTACGCAGGTCTACAGGCGAACTTGTGGCCCAAGGCTTGCAGGCCGGACAGCAGGCCTACCGTGGCGCGATGCAGCAAGCAGTGCAGGACAGGATGATCGGTATGCAGTTGGAAGAGGCTGCAAAAAAGCGTAGGCAAGAAGAGTTGTTTAACAAGTTATTGACTCCTCCTACAGCAGAACAAACTACCGACATGGCCGGAAGAGCAATGGGTACTACCGGCCCAACGGCTGAGGCTGCGGCAAGGTTTGAGCAGGCAAAACAAGCAGCAACCCCATTTGGAGACTTAACTCCTGATGAACGCATGATTGCTGCTGCGATGGGTAGAGAAGGCGGTCTTAAATTTCTCTCGGAACGGTTAAAACAGAAATATTCGACATCACCTTCTACAGTAATGATTGACGGCAGACCAACGCTTGTTCTATTTAGCGAAACTGGCGCAATGAAGGTTGTTAACGCTTCTCCGCTGCCCAACGAAGAGCAGCTCAATTTAGGGGACGAGATTAGATTCAGAGATAAAAACACGGGTGTGATCACAGGATCAATCAAGCTAAATATTAGCCCTGCTGACGCTAAAAGAATCATGCTTGACGAAGAAAGACTTAAAAACGAGCAACAAAGAATTAATTTTGAAAGGCAACGTTTGGCTATGGAAGGCCAGAGACTTGACCTTGCAAAGATTGAGTCTCAGCGCGGCGCATTCAAAGTTGTTGATACGCCTGAAGGTCAGATGTATGTACCTGCCATCCCTGGGCTTCCTGCTATTCCTGTGCAGGGCGCGGGCGGGCAACCCGTCATGGGCGCGGCAAGTAAGTTGCCAGAGGCGCAGCAAAAACAAGTTATTGGCGCACAAAACACTGTAAACGCTATCAAGGAGTTTAGAGATTCGCTTTCTTCGTTTACGACTACAGATGCTTTGAACCCTGCTAAACGCGCAGACATTCAAGCTAAGTATCGAAACATGCAGTTGCAGGCTAAAGAAGCCTATAACCTCGGTGTTCTTAACGGGCCTGACTTAACAATCATTGAACAGTTGGTGATGGATCCAACGACCGTGACGGGTGTGTTTACAGGCAAAAAAGCGATTGATAAGCAAGCGTCCGAATTGTCACGCATCATTACCGACATGGGCAATGTCGCGGCAGGAAGGCCAAAAGAAGTAACTGGGGTAACAAAAACAGAAACTAAGGAAGAGGCTCAAAAACCCGTAAGTCCATCTGCTGATGTCATGAAGGCTGCTCAAGATGAACTTCTAAAACGATTTAGAGCAAGAGGCCAATAATGGACTTAAGCAAATTATCAGACAAAGACTTAGAAGCGATTGCTTCTGGTGATATGTCTAAAGTGTCTGATGAAGGCTTGCGAGCTATTGTTGCTGCTGGACGAGTTCAATCGGTTAGAAAGCCTATTGACGAGATGCTTGCCAAAGCGGAAGCAAAGCCAGAAGTTTCTCCTGGTGGCGTTGCAAGGCAATTAGGCTTGACTGCTCGTGCTGCTGTAAGCGGTTTAACCGCGCTTCCTACGATGCTAGCTGACCCTATAACGGGACTCGTTAATATGGTTGCTGGCAAACAAGTTGCCGCACCTCCCAGTCAAACAGTGCAGGACTTGTTAAATAGGATTCTTCCGCAACCACAAACACCACAAGAGCGCATTACTCAAGATGTTGCTTCCGCCCTTGTTGGCACTGGCGGCGCAGTGCAGGCGGCAAAAGGCTTGCAAAGGGTAGCGACCAGTCCGGTAACGCGAGAGGTTGCTGCAACTCTAGCAAGAGACCCAAGAGCACAAGGCATTGCCGCGTTAACAGGCGCGGGAGCGTCTGGGTTAGCAAGAGAAGAAGGGTTACCTCCTATTGCTCAAGCAGGATTAGGGATTGTTGGGTCTATGGCCCCGTCTGGTGCTCCTGCTGCGGCTAGAGCAGGCACTCAGGTGGTAAAGGCAGCGGTTCAACCGTTTACCGAGCAAGGTAGGCAAGTCATTGTTGGTAACGTCCTAAACAGGTTTGCAACGATTCCAGAAACGGCAGCAGCAAGGATGCAAAATGCTCCTGAGTACATTCCTGGGTCAATGCCAACTATGGCTGAGGCTGCAAGAGATCCAGGGTTATTAGGCTTACAAACTCCTGTAGCCAAGATTCTTGATATGCAGAATCTACTTGGTCAGCGCGTAGCGCAGCAGAACCTTGCTAGGTCGCAAGCATTTACTCGTGAGGCTGGAGAGGATATAGACTTTATTGAAGCATTAAAGACCCGCAGAGATGTAACCACGGGGCCGATGCGAGAAGAAGCGTTTTTAGCGCAAAAACAATTTGGCCCCATGTCTTACAGCGCGTTAAATCCTGTGCGAAACGCAATCACGGCTATTACTCGTGGCGAAACGGGTGGTTCTAAGCCTGTGCGTGATGCCATGAAATTCGTTCAGGGTCTTATTAAAGACGTGGAGGAGGTTCAGTTAACACCTGAAAGGGCTTACGGTATCCGAAAAGACATCAACTCAGCCATTGAAGGAAAGTTTGACAAAGAGGACTTTAGGCTAAGGCTTGCTGCTGGAGAGTTAGCTCAGGTTCGTGGTGTTCTTGATGATGTTATTGAGCGCAACGCACCAGGCTTTAAGTCTTATCTATCTGAGTACAGTGGTCAATCAAGACCTATTAGCCAAGCTGAACTTTTGCAAGACATTAGAACTAAATCTGTTCAGGCGGCACCTGATACAACAAGTGGCCCGTCAGCCGTTCCGATCTTTAGTCAGGCTAAGTTGCGTAGCCAACTTGTTAACAGAGCGCAAGAGATCAACAGGACGCTGAATCAGAGTCAGGCAACCATGCTCGACAATCTTATTAAAGACCTTGATAGGACTGCTTCGTTAACGTCTGCTGTTGCCCAAAGACCAGGGTCGGATACCTTTAAAAACTTCTCGACTGCAAATCTGATTGGCTCTATGTTTTCTGATGTGCTTGCAGATACAGCTACGGTCAAGTCTCTAGCTTCGCCACTGAATTTTTTATACAAAATCCCTGATGAAAAAGTTAACCAACTCTTAGTCGAGGCAATGCTAGACCCGAAATTAGCTTCGCTAATGATGCAGAAAGCATCTAAAATGACGGTAGAGCCTGTTTCTAAGGCATTACGGAAGAAAGCTGATCTAGGCTTTGCACCGTTGATTTCTGGGATGCAAGCGGAGTAAACATGGCAAAGACAAAGATCTCTGAGTTTTCCTCAACTCCAGGCAATAACACCGACATAGACGGTATTGAC